AGCCCTAGTCCACTTCCCATGAAGAATATCTGTGATAGCAAGCGCCGATTCATCTGCACTATGGTACCATGCCTGAACCGAATCTTGTGCTCTCCCTAGGCCTGACATAAATTGGCCATAATATTTATCGAGGCTCGGTAAAGCCTCTGCTTGGACGGGAGAATCGCTACAAGTACATGCGATATAATCCAAGCCACAAGTGCTACAAACACATTCCTCACTATTTCTCATCTCGTGTTGAGAAGTACTGCGTTCCCATTCTCCAGCCAAATATGATTTAATGTGAACTAGAGCACAGTGGAGGTCACATTGTCCTTCAATCTTCCAACCTTCTACAATCTTCCAATCTATTTGTCCCTTCGAATAACTCACAGGGAATTTCAAAACCACCTCATAAATATGTTTCTTCGGTTTTCCGTCAGCAAATACAGGATGATAGCGATCCAAGACACCAGATGTACCTACGCAATATTCATCCTTTACCTTCAGGGAAACAACCAAACCAAATCGGCGCAGAAGACTTTCAGGACTAGCCGAGTTCAATTGACTCATCCCTAAATCTTCCGCGTTGGTGGTAAACACAGTACCAATGTTGGAATACTTGTGCTTGTTTTTCTCTTCTACAGAGGCTTTGGGAATACACTCTCTGCTAACGTTAACTATATCGAGGATCGACTTGGTTTCCAACTTCACGTTCTTGTCGTTTGCCAAGTCATCATAAATGATAACCTCAGTCTCCGTTGTAATGGCAGGTTCGAACTTTGGATCACCTCCGCGGTTCTTGATTTTGTCAGCATTCATATTACGACCAGCAGTAGACTGCATGATCTTGCCAACGTTAGTTGCCAGCGTAGATTTGCCACATCCGGCTGGTCCAACCAAGGTCACGACCATAGGTTGAGGTTTGGTATTGTCTGGATTTAGTTTATCCAGCAGAATAGACATACAATGATTAAGACGAGCAAGGTAGCGTACCATGGTGCCTTTGACGGCCCCTTGAGTAGTGGTAGCAATTTCTTTATTTGCTCTCGAGATCAAGAGAGCACACTCATCTCGCATGTCCGCCGTTGTTTTATTTATTTCTTGGAGGTACAACGGATTTGCCTCCATGCGCTCAAATGTCGCACTAAATTCAGCGTAATCATTTTCAAAGATCAGTGCAGCTGGCAACTTAAAGCTGATTTTCGAGAATTCTCCCTTAATCATATGCTCATAGTTTAATGCCATGTAATCAAATAGACGTGCTACACACTCTGATGCGCGCTTGAGTCCTCGCCTCAAATCTGAATGAGGGGACAATAAATCATGGTTGACCACATCAACAATTTTAGTGAGGGTCTTTGTGTTCCTGAGTTTGGAACTAAGTTCGTGAATCAACAAACACGTCGACGAAACTGACGTGAGTTCAAATAGAATGTTGACAATATTCCGGTTATCCTTAAAATCAAGGAGTCCCCAAAACTTGGAAACAGAGTCTTCTGCTCCCTCCGCACGAACGAAATATTTCTGTAGTGAAGTGAAGTACTGCACCACAGTTTTTT